TTATAGGCGCGGCTATATGGGCCCCCACCCCCGAAAATTCGCGGCCGCAAAGTCTCTAGTCCACCCCTCCCCTCGCTATCCACCCTATTTTCGCGCCTCATTTCTACCTGTGGTATGTATATCTCTAGGGGTTTTGGTCATTTCGTGATTTCCCCATTCTTCTTTTGGTTGTGTGATTTGGGGTATTATTGGGTGTTTTAGGGGGTGCATCGGGGTTTTTTTTTGATTTTGCGACATTGGTGATCAGGAGGATTGCTTATGTCGGACAAAAATATTTCAATTTATTTCGCTGGTGATTATTAATGGCTCTGCCGATTACATCTGATGGGATGTCGGTTTATGTGCCGGATGGTGTTGTTCTTGATAATTGGTTTTGGGACCGGAACAAGCTGAGTGTCATTCAGGGGCCTATTGGTTCTGGGACATCTACGGCGGGTTGTCACCGGATCAAGGTTTTGGCGGATGATCAGGAGGCGGATCTGGACGGGGTTCGTAGAACACGCTGGATTATCTCGCGGGACACCTACAAGGAGCTTCGGGAGACAACGGTTAAAACATGGCTTGAGTGGTTCCCAGAGGACGTGTGGGGGCCGATGATGCGGTCTGAGCCTATGTTCCACCATTTGAAGTATGACCACCCGTCAGGGGACGGAACGAAGGTTGACTGCGAGGTGATCTTTCTTGCGGTTCCGGATGCGGATGTTGCTGAGCAAGTCTTGGCGTCATATGAGATTACGGGTTTTTTCCGCAATGAGGGACAATTTTGTGAAAAAGAGGTGATTGACGAATTTCTGTCTCGTTGCGCTCGATACCCGTCAATGAAGAACGGACCTGGCGCCACTTGGTTTGGTGGATGGATCGATCTCAATGCGCCGGTAGAGGGCCACTGGATACCCTACATGCGGGGAGACATGCCACTGCCACCCGAAATGAGCGATGATGAAAAGGTGGCGTTTTCTAAACCGGATGATTGGGCGTTCTATGTGCAGCCCCCGGGTCTGATCGAGGCCAACGTCGAGGGCAAATCCGTTTATGCCGTAAACCCACTGGCCGAAAACCAATCAAACCTCAAAGAAAGCTACCTCGAAAAGATCAAAGGCAAAAACAAAACATGGATTGATCGACGGGTTCTCAACAAAGTCGGCCTGCAACAACACGGCAAAGCGGTCTATCCGACATTCAACGAAGAAGAACACATCAACAAGGTCGATGTTCCGCCCCGCGAAGGATACCCCATCATCATAGGGCTTGATTTCGGGCGTGAACCGGCCGCGGCCTTCCTGCAAGACATCAACGGGTCGTGGGTCGTTCTGTCCGAGTTGATCGGTGACAATGAACCGGCATCCAAGTTCGCCCCCCGCGTCAAACGTCACCTCGCCCAGCTGTACGGTGGATACGGGGTTGAGTTCTGGGGCGATCCTCGCGGCGATGATGGCGCCCAAAACAACGAGATCACCGCCTATGACATCTTTCTGAATTACCAAATGCGGGTTCTCAAAGCCACCAATGACAATTCCCCAGAGGTGCGCCGGTCCACAATGGAAACGGTTCTTGATCGCAGACACGGCTTCAAGGTCAACCCGTCCTGCCTCATGACCAAACGGGCCTTTGCTGGCGGATACCATTTTCGCAAAATCAAAGGCATGGCCGGAATGTATGCACCGCAACCCGTCAAAAATGGATACTCCCATATCGCAGAATCCGTAGAAAACGGCATCATCGGTGGGGGCGAGGGCCACGCTATGGTGACGAACAAAACCACGCAACCAGCAAAACCATCGCCGGTGAAGCGCAACAGGGTCCGTTTACGTCGTGCGCGTGGTTGAGTGGTATTTCGGCTTCCATGAGCCGCATGACAACAGCTTTTGGGGCTTTCTCGGTCACGTCGAAGCATTCGGCTATACCGAGGATGATACATGGTTCTTCCTTGATCCAACCTCCAAAAAAACCAGCCTGACCATCACCCACCACCATGACGAGGTGGAAGTCCTCATGGCAACGAAGTTCACGATCTGTAGCGAGATCATCCGCACCAGACATTCGCAAGAGTTCGGGCTGCCAATCCATTTCAATATGAACTGCGTCACCCAATGCGCCTCCCTCATTGGAATCCGTGCATTCACGCCTTGGGGCTTTCGTAGGAAGTTGTTGGCGAACAATGCAGAGGTGATACATGCAGCCCAAGGAAGACCCAGACGATAAGAGAAATCGGCTACGCGAACGCAAGTCGGCACTCCTCGAACGTCGCCGCGCCGCCGAGAAAAACGCATCCGGCCTGGCCACAGACCTCAACAGCGTCTACGGCCTTACCGGCATTCCACTGATCGGGGCAGCCGGTACGGCAAAAGCGAAACCGGCCGCGCCGAAGACATCCCAAAAATACGACGGTATTAACTAAATGGATCGTAAGCTAAGCGCAGATTTCAAAACACGATATGAGGCCGCTAAAAAATGGCGGGACGTGGAGCGCCCGTATCTGGAAGAAATTCTCAGCTTCATCTGCCCTGGCCGCGAAAACGACTTCAAAGCAACACCAGATATACAATCCGTTGAAGAAGAAACCTTCATGTCGCTGCCAGAGGAAATGGCAACAGACTTCGCAAGCGATATGGTCACCTTCTACACCCCGTCCGAGGTGAACTGGACCGAGTACCTTGTGACCCTTCCCGTACCGGAAGAAGCGGCGGATCAGGTCCAAGAGATCGTAAACGCCCGTGAGGAAGATCTGTACGATATGATCCAAGCCTCAAACTACAATGATGTCGCCCCGCAGGTCATGTTCGAGCTTAACCACGGCACAACAGCCATGTGGGTTCAAAAGGGCCACCTCAGTCAGCCAATGTTCATTGAGACCGTCCCGCCCAACGAGCTTTTCATCGTGCCAGGCTATATGGGCATTTTGGATCGATTCCGCGAAACATGGGTTGGGGCATCCACGCTTACGGCATTGTTTGCGGATTGGGAAGTCGATCTGACCGATGATGCTCTGAAAAAGAAAATCGCCAAGCCTGGTGCAAAGGTAAAGGTCTGTTGGGGTTTCTGGCTCGATTGGAAAGACCCTGGCAATCCGTTATGGCGCTGTGAGATCAGTGTTGATGGAAAACGTATCACGGCCAAAGAGCCTCTTACGATTGGACCATACGCCGGTTCATGCCCGCTACTGGTTGGACGCTTCAACCCGCAGATAGGGCGCCCGTGGGGCAGGGGTCCAGCCCGCAAGACGCTTCCAGACATGCGTGTTCTCAATGCGGTTGATGAAGCCGTGTTGAATGGTCTCGACCAAGCTCTACTAAACACGACGATCTATCCTGATGATGGCACCCTTGACCTCTCAGAAGGTATTGAAGCGGGCCGTGCTTATCCTGCCGGACGCGGGTTTGACAGAAATCAGGTCTGGGAAATGAACAAGGGCGTAAACCTCGATATGGGCTTCATGTCCGAGGATCGCTTAGAGGGCCGGATCAGGTCAGGCTTTTACCAAGATGGCCCACGTCAGACCGGCGACACACCGCCAACGGCCTCTCAGTGGATGGATGAACGCCGCCGTGTGCAACAACGCATCGGTAAACCGTCCGCCCCCCTGTGGAGAGAGCTATTCCTGCCCTTCATTCAACGGGTCGAATACCTTGGCGTTGAATCGGGCAAAATTGATGGCGCCCTTACCCACAACGGGGATGCAATTTCCGTCCTGCCTATCTCGCCGCTGCAAAAAGCCCAGAACCAAGACAAGGTGATGATCTCTCGCTCGAATCTCGATCTCGGTGTTCAGGCGTTCGGTGAGGCGTTCCCAGAGGTGATTGATGTCGTCAAGACATTTGAAAACATCATCGAAGCATCCGGCGACGAATTAACCGCCATAAAAACCCAAAAGGAGCCACCTAGCGATGGAACTGCCCCGCCGCCTGAGTAAAGCCGGACCACTAATCGAATTTATCGCCATCCTGCAAAACAGCGAAAACCCTGATGATCGCAGGAAGGCAAAACAGGTCATTGGAGCGGTCCGATCCTGCATCGCAAGCCCTGATGGTGCTATCCTTTTGGATTTGTTGGAGAAATCAACTCTATTTCGCAGCATAGCAATTGATCAAGACCCACGTGCATTGGATGCAAACAACGCTCAGAGTTTTATCGCACTCGATCTTAGGAGGATCTTGAGCGATGAATTTAATGAACAAACTGATGAACCCAAAGCCCGTGTGGGCGGCAGACGATCCAGCCGGAAACCCACCACCTGATCCGGCACCGAACCCTGATCCTGCGTCAGACCCCGCGCCCGATCCGGCCACCACAGCCGACTACTCATTCCTTCCAGAGCAATACCGCAGCGATGAAGCGCCGGACATTGATGGCTTCAAAGCGCATTATGATGAACTGGCCGCAGCACAAGCGCAGCGCGACGAAGCAGCCGCCAACATCCCAGAGGACGCATCCGGATATGAATTTGCCCTTCCCGAAAACTTGGATTTTGGCGAACTGAACTTGCCGGAAGATTTCACGGTCAACCCTCTAACCGATGATCCAGCAATGACCCCACTGTTTGAGGGCCTTGGCAGCTTCATGCACCAACACGGCCTTCCCAAAGAAGCCGCTGGTGATCTGATGGGTATGATCGCCAATTACGAGGCCACGAAGTATTCCCAGCTTCACACGGCCGCCGAGGCTGAAATGACAAGCCTTGGATCGGCCGCCCACTCGCGCATCGCCAATATCGACCGAGCGCTTCAATCCCGCCTAACACCTGATCTTGCCAAGGCACTTTCGGCACATACGACCACCGCCAAAAGTATTCAGGCACTCGAAAAACTGCTCGCGCCCCGCTCACTACCCACCCCCACGCCCACACCGAACACCACTGATCTTAGTGGCTTGACCGGTTCAGCGCGATTGAAGGCGATCAACGAAGCGAACGCCGCTAAATAAGGAAATACAAAATGGTTCAGACACTTACTGAATACGCAAAAACCTTCGATGAGGCGTCCACACAGCGGGCCTTCATTGAAATGTTCCCCGAAAACGTGGATTTCATGGGCGAACTGCCTATGGTCACAGCACCAGGTGGCGTCTACCGCTACCAAGAAGAAGCCGCTTTGCCGGACAACATGGGCTTTCGTGCGATCAACGAAACACCCAGCGAGGGCCACGGCCTTCTGAATGATCGGGTAGAGCAAACCTTCCCAATCGCCGGTAACATCGACACAGACCGTGTGCTGATCAACCGTCACGGCGCAGGTCGCAAGACAATTGATCAGACAATGGCGATCAAGCGCAAAGCCAAGATTTGGGCTGACACCTTCATTGATGGCGACAATCAGTCCGACGCCCGCGAGTTTAGCGGCATGAAGGCTCGCCTGAACGCTGTAGGTGGCTCCACTGACGGGACAAACTACCTGAGCCGCATCTTGGCCAACTCTGCTGCTTCTGGCGGTGGCGCTCTGTCTCTGGCCCAGCTGGACCGTGCGATTGGTCTGGTTGAAAAGCCCAATGCAATCATCATGCCAAAAGCGATCAAGGATCGTTTCGCAGCTGCTCAGCGTGATACTGCCATTGGTGGGTTCATCACCTTGGACAAAGATGAAATGGGTCGCCAGATCATGCGTTACGGCAATCTGGAAATCTACTGTGGCTATGGCGTGACGCAATTCGGTGAGTTCCTACCCTTCACCGAAGTTGCTGATGGCGGCGGCTCTGCTGTCACCTCGTCCATCTACATCGTCCGCTTTGATGAATCTGGCGTTGCCGGTTTGCAAGTTGCCCCAATGGAAGTCAAAGACTTTGGTCTTCTGGAAGATGGCGTCCACCACCGCGTAAACATCGAACACGACACTGGCATGATGATCCCTGATCCATTCGCTGCCATGCGCCTGTCTTCGTTGACCAACGCTGCAATCGTGAAATAAGGAACCTTTGATATGACAAGTAAAACATATGCAATTGATGCGGCCACCGGCCTAATCAAGCGGGAACTGGGCTTGGCTGCACTAACAGCCGACGCCTATGTTGGCACCCAACAAGATCAGGGCGCCGCCGCAATCACCGACTTCGTGGCCGTGGTCAATGTCGAAAGCTGTAAAGTCTCGGCTGGCGATGAAACCTACCTCTTGCGCGTTATTGGCTCGAATGTGGCCGACCGCTCCGACGGTCAGGTTCTTGGCACACTGGAACTCGGTGACGCTGGAACCCTGCCGATTGAAACGGTCGATACCTTGGCTGGCGATCATCGGGTAATCCGGTGCCGCTCTGAGATCAACGATACCTCTTTCCGGTATCTCGATCTGCACCTTGATGTGGCGGGTACTTCCCCATCCATCGGCTTTGGCGCATTCTTCTCGAAGGAGTTTTAATCCATGCCTAAAATGGTAACAATCGGTGCTGCTCCTGGTTACAAGCCAGATGGCAAGGGGACAGAGAAGGCCCTGCAA